TGGCGGTTGATGTTCTTGGTGGTGAATTCCACCATGCCGGTCATTTCGTCATCACGCATGGTGACGACATCGCCCAGTTCGGGCAGCAAGCCGTACAAGTTTTGGTTGTCGCCCATGGTGACGGTGATTTCGACGGGCTTGGAGTTTTTACGCTTGGTCATGATTTGGTTCCTTTCAAGGTCATTTCAAAAAACCCCGGAGACCGGGGTGATGGGTAGAACACCCGTTAAAGCCGTCTCGTGGGAAACGGCTTCGGCTGGCGTTTTACTTGAAGCGGGTGATCGTTACCGGGCCGGGCTTGGCGTTCTTCTTGTTGAAGAATTGGCCGGTGATGGTGCTGTTTCGGACGTCGGTGCGCAACACGCCGCCATGATCAACGTGGCTTCCTGTGTGAATGCGCTGCTTTTTGGTGGTTTTCATTTTGGTGCCTTTCGGTTTCGGGCTTCTGGCCCTCATCAGCGCGGTGCTTTTGAACCGCGTACCGAAGCCACAGGGAGCCATCAGGTTTGCCTGATTGCGCGGTCTGAATTCGCCGCTGGCTGTGTGGTGTTGGTTTTTATGTTCCCGCAAAATATTCGTTGGCGTGTGGTGGGTTGCCCGTCCTAATCGGCGCTGGTACTTGAAAAAATTCCCGTTTGCGCTTTTCGTCTGTTCGGCCCAGACCCGCGTCCCGAAAACTCGCGCTGTCTTTTGTGGGTTGCCGGTCGTTTCCGGCTGCGCCGTCCTGCGGCGCTTGTCTTTTGTTGAACCCGTTGCGGCTGCTTGCGCTTCGGTGACTCGGGCAGACTCGCCCAAAGCTTGATCCACTTGTATACCGTGCCAAACCACGGTCGGGCCGTTTTCGCTGTGGGCGCTTCGCTGTTGCCGCGCCTCGGGAAAACCCCTTGGGTTCGTTTTTCGCCTGAAACCCCTTTGGCGGCTGGCTGACACCCCAGCTGGTGGTTCTTGTCGCTTTCGCCATCTCGGCGGGGTTTCGCTTTCGCTTGACCGTACACGAATTCTGAGGCTTTTGAATTCAAAAGTCAAGCATTTTCAAAACTATTTTTGAGCTTCAAAACGCAGGCGGCAGAAGGGTTTTGACGGGGTGCGTCCGGAAACGCAGGCGGCAGAAGGGTTTCGGGGCGCAAAATATTTGAAAAATATTTTTTGGGCCGGGCCGCAGGCGTCCTGGGCGTTTTGGGCCGCGACGCGCGTAAGGAAAATGGCCAAATTTGGCACGCTATGGCCATAGGTTTGATTTTTTCGCGTGGGGGTTGGCAACCCTATGCGAAATCGGCGCGCGCCACGCCTGCGCCCAGCAAATTGCGTCCTTGGCCAACGCCCAAATTTCCTGGGCGTTTTTGCGGCCCCCGGCTGCGGCTTGCGGCCCCCGGCCCCCGGCTGCGGCTTGCGGCCCCCGGCCCCGGCTGCGGCTTGCGGCCCCCGGCCCCCGGCTGCGGCTTGCGGCCCCCGGCCCCCGGCTGCGGCTTGCGGCCCCCGGCCCCCGGCTGCGGCTTGCGGCCCCCGGCCCCGGCATCCTGGGCGTTTTTTGGCCCGGCCCCGGTCAAAAATGGGCGTTTTTGTGGTTTCTGGTCAAAACGCAGGCGGCTCAAGGGTTTCGGCCGAAGCAGAAATAACTTGACTTTTTCTGAAACCGCGGAAACGCAGGCGGCAGAACCAAACCCGAAGATTTCAAAAAAGTCAAGCCCAGATTCAAACGATCGTTTGACGCCTATAAAGTATGCGCTAATCAATCTTGAGGCGATGGCCCCTTCAAGACGCAGGCGGCAGAAGGGTTTTGAAGCCATGCGTCGAAAAGCCACGAATTCCAGTTGGCTGGTGGGGTTGCACCAGCGCAGCAGAAAATTGGGCAAATGGCCAAAAAACTGCGTTTCTGGGGCCGTTGTATTTTTCAATTGATTTCAGATTTCTGATTGCCTGAAGCAATCGCCTACTTTTCGAGCGCCTACTTTCTAGGCGCTTACTTTTCGAGCGCCTACTTTTTCAGCGCCTATTTTTCGGGCGCTTACTTTCTATGCGCCTACTTTTTCAGCGCCTATTTTTCGAGCGCCTACTTTCTAGGCGGTTGCGGTTTGCGGCCCCGGCCCCGGCAACGCCTACTTTCTAGGCGCTTACTTTTCGAGCGCCTACTTTCTAGGCGGTTGCGCCCCGGTTCTGGCCAAGACCCTTCTGCCGCAAGGGATTCGGCCAGAAACCATAGAATGGCCATAGGCGTGGCGTTTGGGCCGCGGTTGAGGGCAAAGCCTTCCTGGGCCTGCGCGCCAAGCCTTGGGCCAAGGCGTTGCGTTGCTGGCCATAACCACAAGGTGGCCATAGGTTGGGCCGGGGCCGGTGGTTTGGGGGCGACCCATGGGCGCAACCGCGCGTCAAGCCTGCGCCCAGCAAATTGCTTCTATGGCCATAACCACAAGGTGGCCATAGGTTTGATGAACGCAGGGCGTTTGGCGTTTTACATCGGAAACCGGGCGCTTGGCGCTCCTGGGCGCATTGTGTGAGCCGCCCGGAGATGGTTCTGTCACAAGGGTTTTGCGCCGATGGCCAAGGATGTGTCGCTATGGCCACAGGCTTGACGTTCATGGCCGCGTGGCACAAGCCTTCAACCGGGCGGTGTTTGTGGGGCGGTGGCCCAGGATGTGTGGGGGGAGGGGTGTTTTGAATGTAGGGGTGACCAACGGGCGCGGCCAGGGGACATTTTTACTAGTGGGTGCCACATTGTAGACCCGACATGCGCGCGCGGAATTATCCATGATTTCTGCTCGCAGTTGAAAATAAAAAACAGGATCGCGCGGCGTTTGTAACCGATTTCTCGTTCGCAGGAGGATAATATCCGTTCGCTGACGGTTGGCGAAACGACAGAAATATATTTCAGAAAGGAGCAGAAATGTGACAAAAGTCTTCATCCCTATGGTGCCCATGCGTTACGACTCGGTTCGCGGTGTCAAGCGACCTGCAGTTGATCTGACGCCTGCGCGTGCCTATGGCGATGCAATTGTGATGATCCCAGAAGCATTGGCAGCCAATGTGTCCGAGATGTTTGACATCCAACCATTGGTAGATATCATGGAGAAAGTCTTGTTGGATTCGGAGCCAGACGACCTCATTGTTGCGGTGGGCGACCCCGTAATCATTGCGGCTGCAGCGTCAATTCAATCAGACATCCACGGCAAGGTCAAGATGCTGCGCTGGGAACGGCAAGAACAGAGGTACAAAATCATGGAGTACGTCATATGGACATAGAACGGGTCACAGTGCTCGCCAAACTGCTCGTTGAGCAGGAAGACCGGGTTGCTGTATTGGAAGAAGACCTGAAGAATGCGAAAGCCGCGGCACTCAAGACGAAGCGTGAGGATCTGCCAGAGCTGATGCGGGAATTCGGGTTGCTGGAACTGAAGCTGGAAACAGGACAGCGCATCGAGGTCAAGGAAGACATCGAATGCAAGATCCCAGATCCGCGGCGCGAAGAAGCCATGGCATGGCTCAACGGCCACGGTTTTGGTGGCCTGATCAATACCGTCGTGACAGTTGAATTCGGTCGCGGCGAAATCGAAACGGCAGAGACGCTGGCCCACAAGCTGGTTGAAGATGGACTGCCTGCAATGGCCTTGGAAACGGTGCATCCCGCAACGCTCAAGGCATTTGTGAATGAGCAGCTGGCGGCAGGACAGTCAGTGCCATTCGACCTGTTTGGCGTGTTCCCTTACAGCTACGCCAAGCTCACCAAACCAACCAAGAAATAGGAGTAGCAAAATGAGCAAGAAATCTGAATCAACCGCAGTGGAAGTTCCCAAGAGCACGCTTCCGACGACCTCGTCCATCGACTTCGGCGCAGATGCCGGGGCCGGTCTGGAAGGCGCAGACGCCGCATCGTATGCCATCCCGTTCCTCGCGGTGGTGCAGAAGATGTCGCCAGTTTGCGATGAAGCGTCTGGCCTCTACAACCCGGATGCCAAGCCCGGCATGCTGATGAACACCGTCACCGGCGAACTGCTGGACGGCAAGGAAGGCATCGTCATCATGCAAGCCTTCTACCAGCGCCGCTTCTTGCGTTGGGGATCGCGTGACGCCAATGGCGGCTTCAAGGGTGAAATTATGCCAGAAGTCGCAGCCCAGTTGGAGCACGAAGGTCAGGTGCGCAACGTCGATGGCCGGTTGTACTACCCGCTGGAAGACGGCACCATCAACGAGAAGAAGTGCGACCGGCTGGCGGATGTGCGCAACCACTTCTGCGTGCTGGCTGGCACCGGCCAGAAGGTGCTGCTGTCGCTCGGCTCCACCCAGATCAAGAAGTCCAAGGCGCTGATCAGCATGTTGTCTGGCGTTCGGGTTAATGGCGCAGACGGCAAGCCGGTGGTCGCACCGACGTGGGCCACCAAGGTGCTGCTGCAGACCGTCTTGGAGCAGAACGACCAAGGCAGCTGGTATGGCGTGAAATTCACCATGAAGGGATTTGCCAACAACCAAGATGACGTCGATGCCGCCAAGGACTTCTATCAGTCGCTGCGTCAAGGCACCGCGGGTGACGTTCGTTATCACGACGAGCAAGCAGTGGAAGGACAAGACGGCAAGTTCTGATAAACAGCGCGGGGCGATTCAGAAATGGATTGCCCCGTTTTTCGTTGAGGATTCCTGTGCAGGAATTTTTTGATGCGATGCGCAAGTTCTTACCCGAGGACTCGCGCATATTATTTTGTCAGTTCCGCGGCGACCCAAATGCTGACATTCAAGGCAAATGGGCTGCAAAAGTCTTGAACAACCCAGACGCCATAGACGAATTCGCCAACGTCTATTTGTGCGTCTCGGCCATGAAGAAACACCCGATGGACGGCTGGAAACGCCGCAAGGAGAATTTCGCTGGCGGCTTGTTATTGATGATTGATGACGTGGGCAGCGGCCCCGGCTCCAAATTCCCATTGTCCCATTTGGACGCATTGCAACCAACCGCATTGATTGAAACATCGCCTGATAATTTCCAGGCTGTTTATATGTTCGACGGCTGTGTGACTGATCAATCGCAATTCGATGCGCTGATCGATGCCTTCGTCGCTGCGCGGTTCCTTGACAACGACCCCGGCATGAAAGGCGTGACGCGCGTATTCAGACCGCCATACGGCATCAACGGGAAGGAGAAGTACAAGACAGACGGCAAGCCATTTAAGGTGCGGCTCGCTGAATGGCACCCGGAGAACCGTTACAGTTACCAGCGCATTTGCGAAGCATTCGAATTGCACCCCATTAGAAAGATTGAGAGAAGGGTATTCACACACTCCGCGGATGTGCTGGATAGAACTGAGGCATTCAAGGAAACCTATCTGTTATTGAAGTCGGCTGGCTATGTAAAAGGGCAAGACGACCGGGATCACGAATGGATCCACATTTCTTGTCCGTGGAAAGACGGACACACAGGCGGTGTTGATAATGGCGCGGGATTAACCATGCCATCAGAGCACAACGACTGGTACGGCGGCTTCAAATGTCATCATGGATCATGCTCAGAGCGCGGTTGGCGAGAACTGACGGATTACACCGTGGAGATATTTGAAGAAATATTGTTGCGGGCAAATGATGGAGCGTTAAAATGACAGACAGAGTGTTACAGGCAGTGGATGCCTCGGCCAGTGCCTTTTTGGAATCGCGCGATCACAAGGAGAAAAGGCGCTGGACGCGCCTGCTGAATAAGGCTATTGGCAGCCGCATTGCCAAACCGTACAACCCGGAATTCATCCCGCAACTTGACATGCTTGATCGCTGCCTTTATGTTGAGGCCAGAGACGAGGTGGTGATAATGCCGCCGGAGTGGGCTAACGACCACGGCATGGCGCTGATGTCTGTGCCGCCAAGGCATTTCAAGAACATGCAGAAGGGCAACATGGCGGAGCACCCGACCAGACGCAACCGCCAAGGCGACCCCGTTTTGGTTGAAGCCGCAGACCTTTGGCTGGCAGATCATGCACGGCAATGCGTGCGAGAAGCGATGTATGCAATTGGCAGGTCGCGGTTCATCACCACCCCCAACGGCGATCTGGCGGTCAATCTTTGGTCGCCAACCAAGCGCCTCAGAGCGGAAGCTGACATCACACTTTTCCATCAGCATGTGGCATTTCTGCTGCCGAATTACGAAGACCGCGAACGGTTTCTCGACTGGTTGGCGCACTGCGAACAGAAACCGCAGGAGCTGCCGCACCACGGTTGGTTGATGTGGACAGAGCAGTTTGGCATTGGCCGCAACTGGTTGGCGTCAGTGCTGACTAGAGTTTGGCAGGGCGAAGTCGCCCCGTCACTTGACTTGGTGGCGCTGCTCGGCGGGTCATTCAACAACGCAATCTCCTGCAAGCGGATGGCAGTGGTGGATGAGATTCACATCGGCACCAACAACTCATTGTTCACAATGGCCGCGCGATTGCGGCAACTGATGACGGAAGAGATCCGGGTCATCAACCCGAAGTACGGCAAGATGACTTCCGAATACAACACCACGCGCTGGCTCATCTTCAGCAACCATGACGACGCACTGCCGATTCCGGGCGACGATCGCCGGTTTGAGGTTGTGAAAAATCCGGATCAGGTTCAGCACGAGGATTATTACGCCAAACTGTACAGATCGTTGGACGACCCGGAGTTCATTGCAGGCATCGCGTACTTCCTAGCCACCAGAGACATCAGCAGCTACAACGCAGGCGCAAGGCCGCGCATGACGGCTGCGAAGCAGCACATCATCGAGACCTCAATGCCGCAGGTTGAGCGCGACGCCAGAGACACGCTGAACGAATGGAAGGCCGCTGGCATCAAGTTGTTCTGCCTTAACGACCTAGTTGTGGCTTCCGGTGCAGATCACGCCCAGACAAAGGCATTTCACCACATCGCCAAGCGGCTCAAAGTTGTCCCTGTAGGCCGCGTCAAATTCGGCGGCAAGATGGAGCGATTGGTGTGCGTAGACAAGGACGCTGAATTGGCATTTGCGTCCGGTGCCGCTGACCTTGAGACAGAGAAGAAGCGCATCATGCTGGAGCGCGGCGAAGGCGGCTTGTTCTATCACGTTACAGACAAATCGACGGGTGGCCTGTTCTGAAATCAATCAACAAAGGATCCTCTGGATCCTCTGGATCCTCTACCTCTAAAACCCCGCGAGGGCATTTCAAACAAGGTTTTAGAGAGTTTAGAGGGTAGAGGATCCAGAGGATCTACAGGAGCCTTCGAAAAATGCTCATAAACGAAACAGCGGTTTTTTACAAGTCAATTGAATGGAAGAAGATCAGGCTCACCGCATTGCGGCGCTGCGGCTACCAGTGCGAGACCTGCGGCAAAGACTTGCGCGGCAAAGGCTCAAGCAGGGTGGATCATATCAAGCCGGTACGCACGCACCCCCATCTGCGGCTCGACTTGGCCAACCTGCGGTGCTTGTGCCCGTCGTGCGACAACATGCGGCATTCAGAGAAAGGTCGTGGGGGCGTTGAGAAAGTTGAAATAGGTGTTGATGGCTACCCAGCAGGGTGGGCCTAGGATTGGTTATTGGTCGCCGGGTGGTAGGAAGCCTCAACCGTCCGTCGATTCGTTTCGCTAGCTTCCCGGTCAGTGGCTAGTGAGAATTTAAACCCGACCGTAAGGAGATTGAGATGGCCCAAAAACTTCGCGCTGATTCCAGTTCGGTGCAAGGTGCTGTTTTGCGCACCAAGGCATTGCTCACGGAGCTGAAGTGTCCATTGTCGTTGGAACCGGAAGAGCAGGCGGTGTTCAAAGACATCATCGTGCAGCGGGAAGCTGCCAGTTGGACGAATCACGATATGCGTATCGCAGGGCAGTTGGCACGCGTCATGTGCCAGATTAACACCCTGCATACCGAGATCGAACGTGTTGGCTACACCCGGCCCAATGAGCGCGGCACCGAAGTCGAGAATCCTGCGTTGCGGTCGATGTTGTCGCTGACTTCGATCCAGTTGCAGATCAACAAGACACTTGGCTTGTCTGCATCGCAGAAGGGATTGAGTGGCATTGACCAAGACAAACGCAACAAGGCGGATCGCCAAGCACGCAAGGTGCTGGAAGGTGCATCGGAGGACTCACTGCTATGAACGCCAGACCCAAAGAAGCAGAACGCATTCGCTTTTTGGACAAGCAGGTGCCGGAGAAGCGGCGCTTGATGGTTGAGCGTGCATTCGCCGGTTCTTGTTCGCCGCGTGCGGCTATCAAGGCGCATTGTTTCATCTGCAGCGGCATGGACGCCGAGGAGGCAAAGAACTGCAGCGTGGTGCTTTGTGCGCTGTACGAGTTCAATGGCTACAGGAAACCTGACGATGACGACACGGAAGAAAAAACGACTGCCTAGCCGTGGCGAAAATGTGCTGGCCTTCATCGATCAGTATTGTCTGACGCCAGAAGGCCAGCATGTTGGCAAGCCGATTAAGCTGATTGCGTTCCAGCGTAAGTTCATCCTGGAGCTGTATGACAATCCGCATGGCACGTCTCGCGCCATCCTGAGCATCGGACGCAAGAACGGTAAGACTGCGCTGATCGCTTGCATCGTCTTGGCGCATGTGATCGGGCCGGAACGCAAGCAAAATGCCCAGCTGGTTAGTGGTGCATTGTCCAGAGATCAAGCGGCACTGGTCTATGCGCTATGCGAGAAGATGCTGCACATGCAACCGGCATTCAATGGGCTGTACAAGACCGTTCATTCCAGCAAGCGCATCATTGGCCTGAAGGCGAACACCGAGTTCCGGGCGCTGGCAGCAGACGGCGGCACCAGCCAAGGCTTGTCCCCGCTGTTGTCGATATTGGACGAGGTGGGGCAGGTGCGCGGCGCTACTAGCCCATTCATCGAGGCCATTCTGACGGCGCAAGGTGCGCACGAGAATCCGCTGACCATCATGATCAGCACGCAAGCACCTAGCGACGCAGACTTTCTCTCGTTGCAGATTGATGATGCTACGCGTTCTGGCGATCCACACACGATCTGCCATGTGTATGCTGCCGATCAGGAGTGCGACTTGATGGACAGGGAACAATGGTCGAAGTCGAATCCTGCCTTGGGCATATTCCGGTCTGAGAAAGACCTTGAAACACAGCTGCAACGCGCGTCACGCATCCCGGCGATCGAGTCTTCGGTGCGTAATTTGCTGTTGAACCAGAGAATCAGCCTTGATTCTTTGTGGCTTGCACCAAAAGTGTGGAAGGCCTGCGGCGAAATGCCCGATCTTGACGTGTTTCGTGGGTCATATTTCGTTTCCGCAGGAATGGACTTGTCTATGCGCAATGACTTGACCGCGGTTGTGCTGTCGGCAAAGGACGATGATGGTTCCGTGCATCTGCTGCCATTTGTGTTTGCGCCGGAACTTGGCATGAAGGAACGTGAGCTGCGTGACAAGGCTCCTTATACGATGTGGGTGGATCAAGGACAGTTGATCGCGGTTCCGGGCGCGACGCTGGACTATGATTGGCTCTGCGAATACATGAGGTTGCGGCTCTCGGAACTTGGCATCACATTGACATCAGTGAATTTCGATAGATGGCGTATCAATGAGCTGAAGGCTTCTGCCATGCGCGTCGGGTTTGCGCAGGAAGCCGAGTGGGTGGAGGTTGGCCAAGGTTATGTGGGGTTCTCCCCGCGCATTGAGCACTTTGAGACCTACTTGTTGCAGGGCAAGCTGCGGCATGGTTCGCACCCGCTGCTTAATATGGCGGCTTCCAATGCCATCGTGGTGCGAGACCCTGCAGGCAATCGCAAGATCGACAAGTCGAAATCGACACAGCGCATTGACCCGCTGGTTGCCGCGGTGATGTCTGTTGGCGCATTCATGGCGGCTGAATCGGAGTTCGACGTTGCTGCTTGGGTTGGTTGATATCGCAGATTGCAAAAGTGCTTGACTTGTTCGTTAAAAAAGTGCATGCTTGGCGCATGCGAAACATGCACGAAGCGGGTCGCAATCGCCCGTACCCTGAAGACCGCAAGAGTCTTCCAATTCCGGTGCCTGCCAGACAGGACGACGGCAACCATATCTATTGGTCGCCGCCATGCAACACAAATCACTTGATGTAACGATTGAAAAAGCCGCCTCGCCTGATTATGACGCTCGGTTCGTCATGTCTGCGGCGTCTCCTGACCGTGTCAAGGACACGATCGATCCAGAAGCCTACAAGCCTGCACTGGGCAAGAAACTCATCGCTTTGTGGCAACACGATAGCGATCAGCCATTTGGCTTCTGGCACAACCTGCGCATCGAGGCTGGCAAGCTGATCGGTGATCTGAAGGCTTCTGGCACGAATCTCGGCCAGATGATCAAGCAGCTGATTGCAGATGATGTGCCGCTGGGCGCGTCGATCGGTTTTCGTGGCCGCGGTCAGCCAAACAAGATTGGCGGGATCCATTTTACCGAGATGGAAATTCTGGAGTGCTCTGTCGTGAGTGTTCCGGCACATCCTCGCGCCATGCAACTCGCCAAACAATTCAACGTCACCCTCCAGTCCAGTGAAGGTGACAACCACGCCATGTCTGGCGTTTCTGTCGCTGCTCGGAAACGGGCGGTCAATGCCATTGTCGCTGCAAAGCGCACCCTCAAGGAAACATCATGAATCTCGCTGAACGCATCAAGGCCGCACAGGAAGCCCTGCTGGCCAAGAAGGATCTGCTCACCATCGAACTGAAGAAGCTCGATGACACCCCTGATGACGACACCGTGCTCGCCACCGTCGATCAGCTGTCTGCTGACGTCGAACAGCAAACCAAGTCGCTCGAATCCCTGCAACGTGCCGAGAAGGCCATGGCCGAGCGTGCTGCCGCGGCCCCCGCCATCGTCACCAGCACCGGCAAAGCCGATGACTCCAAGGAACTGTGGGTCAAGGAAGCTGTCGTCGCCTTCATGGCGCACTGCCAGCGCAAGAACCACGATCAAGTCCGCCAGGAACTCTACCCGACGAACAAGGCGCTGGAAGCTGTCATGGTCCACAAGACTGCTGTGCCGCTGGCCACCACCTTCACTCCCGGTTGGGCCGCTGAACTGGTGCAATCCGACGTGCAGGGTTTCATCAATCTGCTCTCGCCGGTCTCCGTCGTTGCCGCGCTCGGTAGTCGCGCTCTGTCGCTGAACTTCGGCGGCTTCGATTCCATCTCCATTCCGCGTCGTGGCGCTCGTGGCGCTCATGGTGCGAACATGGGTGGTGCGTGGGTTGGTGAAGGCGGCGCGATTCCGCTCGGCCAGATGTCTGTCGGCGCTTCCAAGCTGAACCGCTACAAGATGGGCATCATCAGCACCTTCTCCAAGGAGCTGGCCCAGCGTGCCACGCCGCAGATCGAAGCGATCATCCGTCAAGCCATCCTGGATGACACCGCCATCGAGCTGGATGCCGCGTTCCTGTCCGACAATGCCGTCATCGCTGGCGTTCGTCCTGCCGGTATCGCCCAAGGCGTGACCCCGACTGGCGGCACTGCTGGCGGCGGCGTCGATGCCGTCGTGGCCGACATCAAGGCAGCGATCACCGCGCTGACCACTGCTGGTCTGGGCACCCGTCCGGTGCTGATCATGAACACCGCCAACGCCATGTCGGTCGGTTTCATGCAGTCTGCGCTCGGCGAGATGATGTTCCAATCCGAACTGGCCGCTGGCCGTCTGCTCGGTCTGGAAGTCATCAAGTCGCTCAACGTGCCGGTCAATACCGCCTACGTGATCGACGCTTCGACGCTGGCACTGGCGGTTGATGCCACCACCTTCGACGTCTCGGATGTCGCCACTGTCGTGGAAGTGAACAGCGACAATACGGCTCCGACCATGAACGTCGATGCGGCTGGAGCACTCGGCGGCGCAGGCAAGGTCGGAACGGTTCCGCAGAATGGCGGCATCAGCGCCAACGGTCTGCCGACCGGCGCTGGCACCACCGGCGCTGTGGCACGCAGCCTCTGGCAGACCCACTCGGTCGGCGTCAAGGCCATCCAGCCCGTTTCGTGGGGCTTGATGCAGCCCGGTGGCGTGTTCCAGCTCAACAGCCTGTCGTGGTAATGTAGGGATGACAGGGGCTTCGGCCCCTGTTTTCAAAGGGTCTTGGCGACAGGGCTTTTCGAAAACATCCAGCACCACCTACACAACAAGGAGTACATCATGGCTGGCATCTTGGTAATGAAGTCTGGTTTTGGGCGTCGGGTGCAGCGCATCACGGCGGCTGCGGCTGAAGCGGAAGTGGCTGCGGGCACCGCGAAGCGCCTCGTGCGCGGCGCACTGTACACGCGTATTGGCATCGCGGTGCCGAAGCCGACGGTGACTACCGCCCCGGTTGTTACTGGCGCTGGCAGCGCAACGATCCCCGGCACGCTGTTCTCGGTCACTCCGGGTGTTTATGCTGGTTCGCCGACCGTGACGCGGCAGTGGAAGAAAGGCGCAGCCGATATTCCTGGCGCCACCGGCTTGACGCTGGACACGACTGGCATGGTCGCAGGCGACTCGATCACCTGCGTCGAAACGGCCACCAATGCAGGCGGCTCCGTGATTTCCACCTCCAATGCTGTCGTAATTACTGCTGCGCCGTGATGCCGGTGATTGTTCGTCGCATGCCGTTTGGGCGGCAAGCGCAACAGATCAGTGCAACAGAGCTTGCTGCGATGCTGGCTTCTGGCACCGCACGGAAAGCGGCTGGCAGCGGAGCCATTTATGAGGAGTTGCCAGATGCCGTGCAAACCGGGCCGTCGCAAGAAGCCGCCGAAGCGCAAGTAACCCAAGAGTACCAGACCAAGGTGATGGT